CAACTTCTTACATAAAAACAACAGGCTCAACAGTAACTAGAAATAAAGATGAATACACAAAGACAGGAATTAGTGATAAGATAAATAGTGATGAGGGAGTTTTATTTGTAGAGATGGCTGCTTTAGCTAATGATGGAAATACTAGATATTTATCTCTTAATGATGGCACAAGCAGCAATAGAGTTACTATTTTATATTATTCAGGTAATAACAATATTAGGACAATAATATCGAGTGGTGGTAGTAATTATGTAGACAAAAATACAGGTGTAACTTCTGCATTAGATTTTCATAAGATTGCAGTAAAATGGAAAGAGAATGATTTTGCTTTATGGGTAGATGGTGCAGAAAGGAAAACAGATACAAGTGGTTTAGCACCAACAGGATTAAATACACTAAGTTTTGACCAATTAGGATTTGATAACCTATTTGGAAAAGTAAGACAACTACAAGTATTTAAAACAGCATTATCAGATTCGGAATTAGAAACACTAACAACAATATAAAATGAATATATATAAATTACAATACACAGACAAAGCAACAGGAGATGCTGACTTACTATCTAAAGGTACTTATGAAGTAGTAACCGAAGAGGGAGTTACTCAAGATGTTTACAGAAATGGTACACAAGCAATAGTCTATATAGGAAAAATAGTAGAGATACCTGCAACTTATGATGATAAAGGACACGAAATAACTCCTCCTGTTTATTATGATGGAGTATTCTACGACTTAATGACTACAGAAGAATTTGACTTTGGAACTAATGAGATATTTCCAGTAGATTGCGTACATTCGTTTGCAGGATATCAGAAAAATGCTGAGGGTACTGACATTGATCCTGAACTAGAAGAAATATAAAAAAAATAAAATGAAAGATACAATTTTATCAGTAGATTTATCAAGTGAAACATCTCCAGTCGTACAGGAAGTTAGAGGAAGAGAGTATATAGAATATTCAGATGCAAAAGGAGAGTGGAAAAACCTCTACCCAAATTTCTTAATAGACTTATACAATACATCCAGTACCCATTCTGCTATCGTAAACACAACTTCAGAAATGATTGCAGGGGAGGATATTATAGTTGATGAAAGCGATAATCTTGAACAATTTGTAAAACTTAAAAAATTCTTTGCAGAAGCTAATGGTAAAGAATCACTACACGAAGTAATTAAAAAGATTGCATTTGACTTTAAGCTACAAGGTGCTTATGCAATACACATTATTTGGAATAAGGCAAGAACTGAGATAAGTGAAATTTATCATATTGGAGTAGAGAAAATTAGAGCAGGAAAACCTAATGCTATGGGTGTTATAGATACCTACTATGTTTGTGCAGACTGGAGTAATACAAGGACTAACAAACCAATGCCAATAGCAGCATTTAACACTAAAGACAGAACAAGTCCTAGCCAAATACTTTATACAGGTCTATACAGTCCTAATATGGATGTTTACCATACTCCTGATTATATAGCAGCGACTTGTTGGATTCTTACTGATAGTAAAGTTTCAGAATATATGCTAAATGTAATAAGTAATGGATTTAGTGGTACGCACTTAATTTCGTTTGCAAATGGAGTTCCAACACAGGATGAAAGAATGCAGGTAGAACGAAGTTTAGCATCTAAATTTTCAGGAAGTCAAAATGCAGGAAAGTTTGTATTAACTTTCTCTGATGACAAAACTAGAACTCCTGAAATTACTGCTATAGGAATGAGTGATAGCGACAAGCAGTTTTTAAATTTAAATGAAACATTAATACAAAATGTATTAACTGCTCACAGAGTTACTTCTCCTATGCTTTTAGGAATTAAAGATGCAGGTGGAGGTTTGGGATCAAATGTTGATGAGATGAATAGTGCCTTTGAAATATATCTTAATACTGTAATTATTCCCTACCAAAAAGCGATAATAAAAACACTATCTAAAATATTTGAGGTTAATGGTATGAACTTACCAATATCTTTTGTACAAGCTAAACCTATTACTACTAAGTTTACTGTAGAAGATTTAAAAAGTGTTCTAACTCAAGATGAAATAAGAGCAGAATTTGGATTAAAACCTTTAGCAGATGAAGAACTAACGGCAGAGGATGACAACTATAACTTAGAAAAAGTAGGTACAATAGTTTCTGATGGTAAAGAGTTACCATTATTTGACACTATAGAAGAAGCTGAAGCAGAAGCAGAAAGAATAGGATGTAGTGGACATCACATACATACGCAAGATGGTAAAGAATACTTTATGCCTTGTGCAAACCACGATCAATTAATAGATTTAAAAGACTGTGATTGTGGTAAGAACAAAGGTAAATGCAACAAAAGTTGTTACGAGAAAACTGAGTTAGATGCTTTCTTAGAAACTGTTGAGGATATACCTGAGGGTTGGGAACTAATAGATGAAGAAGTAGTAGATGGAGAACACGCAGACTTTGACTTTGAAGAAGAATTAAATCAGATAGCTGCTGAGAAAATTGAATTAAGTACAGGTAGAGCAATACCAAATAGAAAATCAGAGCAAGATGGTATATCTAAAAAGACATACGACTACTATAGGGTTAGATATGTATATGCACAAGACAATTTTTTAAGTAGAAAGTCAGGTAAAAAAAGAAAATTTTGTACGCAAATGATGGGTGCAAAAAAACTATATAGAAAAGAAGATATAGCTAGAATGTCTACTAAAAAAGTAAATCCAGGTTGGGGTAAAGGTGGTGCAGATACTTACGATATATTCTTATATAAAGGAGGTGGTAATTGTCATCACTTTTGGCTAAGACAAATATACAGAACAGAACTAGGTATATCTAAAACTACTAAAATAGAAGATGCAGATTTAGTAGGATATACTAAAGCTAGATCAGAGGGGTTTACTGCTAAGAAAAACGACAAAAGAGTAGCTATAGCACCTAAGAGAATGAAGAATAACGGATTTGTAAAAAAGAGATAATATGGCATACGTTTTATTTATATCAGAAGATAAACTAAAAGACAGTACAAGTATATATGGTTCAGTAGATAGTTCACTACTACTTCCTTATGTACGACAAGCACAAAGACTGTACTGCGAAACTAAGCTAGGTACAAAGCTAACACAAAAGCTAAAGGATTTAATTATAGCAGGTACAGTAAATGATGCAGGTAATGAATACTATAAAGAATTACTTAACGACTATATAGGAGATTATCTACCTAATATGGCTTTATATATGGCTATACCTTTTTTAAGATTTAAAATAGAAGCAGGTAACATATACTCTAAGACATCAGAAACTGGAGTAGCTTTAACTACTGCTGAATCACAACACATAAGAAGTGAGATACTTAACACAGGAGAATATTTTATTGAGAGAATGATAGATTTCATAAAAAACAATATAAGTCGTTTTCCTGAATACAATCTTAACAGTGGCTCAGATGTATCTCCTGATAGTAATGGTTTTTCTTATTTAGGAATGAATTTAGAAAGACCAAAAGGACAAGGAGATAAGATAACACTAAGAGATTTTTTAACTCCTGATCTAACATAATGAAGAAAAGATATAAAGTAAAAGAAGTTAATAAGACAAAACTAAAATCATATTTAAAAAATGCCAATACAAAAAACAGTACAGGACACACTAGAGGTCGCAACGGTCAACGGAACAGTTCTAGGATTAACGACATTTTCTAATATAGAACTAGCTTTAAAGATTATTCTGCTAGTGGTATCAATTTTATATACGATTGATAAATGGTATAGTCAAAAAAAGAAGTACAATGAAAAAAAGAAAACTAAATAGTACAAATCCTCGTTATCAAAAGTTAGAAGAAGTAAAAAAGACTAACAAGAAATTAATCAAAGAAATCAAAGGGGTAAAAATCTACGCAATATTTAATATATAAATTTTGAAGTATTTTAAAATAACTGAATTTGACAGTCCTGATTTAGAGGATAGTGGTAAGAATATGGATAAAGTATTCTTAAAATTACTAGACAAAGCAAGAGATAGAGCAGGAGTACCATTTAAAATACTAAGTGGTTACAGAACAAAAGAACACAATTTAAAGGTAGGAGGTAGAGTAGGATCAAGTCATTGTAAAGGATTGGCTGTTGATATCTTTTTACCTAAGGGTTCAAGAGAAAGGTTTTTAATCATAAATTCACTTTTAGAAGTTGGATTCAACAGATTGGGTATAGCTTTTAATAAAGGATTTATACACGTTGATATGGATAGGAGTAAAGATGAAAATGTCATTTGGACATATAATTATTAATTTAAAACAATAAAAATGAAAAATTATTTAATCTTAACAATGTTAAAGTCTAAAAAGGTATGGTACACAATAGCTGCAATCATTGTACCATTTATAGCTAGAAGTTTAGATGTAGATGA